TGCGCCTCTTTCTCCAATACCAGGGTGGACTAAAGATAAAAAAGGGAGATGGAGGCGTGATAGAAAAAAAGATTTTACTCCTGGTATTTATGGAGGTGCAGGCCCAGCAGATTTAGGAATCCCAAAAAGCTTTGTAAAATCTCCAGCAGGATTCGATGCTCAAATTAATGCTTATAAAGATTTATTAAAAGATCTAGTTATCAATGGAAAAGAAAGTTTACAGATTAATCGCACGATTAATAAATTAGAAAGTGAAAAGCAAAGTTTAATAAAACAAGAAAATCAAGCATTATCTGGTACAAAAAGAACGACAGGGCCAAGGGGTAGCAGGGCAGCTAGAGGTTTAACTGTTGGTGCTGATGGGACTTTCATTGGTCAACCTGGCCCTACGAGAAAAGATTTTGGGCCTTTTAAGGCTCCAGAAGTTAAGAAGGTTGCTCAATCGGTAGACCAACTGACTGACAAAGTTTTAAAAAACACAGCAGCAGGAAAAAAAAGTATTAATGCTTTAACTAAGCAAAGAGCAGAATTTGAAAAACTCAGAGGCAATTTAGATCCAACAAGCAAAACATTTGCAAGGCTGACAAAAGAAATCGCCAAGACAGACAAAGCTCTTCTTCGATTGAGTAATAACAAATTTAGCGGTCAAAATTTAAGAAGAACAGGACAGTCAATATTAGGTGCTGGATTTGTTGGCGGCCCTGCTGGTTTCTTGGGTGCTGGATTAGGTGCTGGATTTGAAGCGTTACGACCTGGCGGTGATATGGCAAGTGGTGCGATTACTGGTGGTCTTGTCGCTAGTCAAGTGCTGACACCAGTTTCTCAGGCGATTGGTGGTTCTACTGAATATGCCTCACAAATTGAAAAGGCAAATATTGCATTAAAAGGAATAACTAAAACGTCAGAAAATTATGAAATAGCACAAGCTGCTATTACAAAAGCAGTTGAAGTTTACAACGTACCGCAAGAAGTAGCGATACGAGGAATGACAAGATTAAGTGCTGCTGTTTTAGGTGCTGGTGGAAATATTCATAACGCAACCGAAGCATTTTTAAATACAACAGTTGCAATTAAGGGTACTGCTGGTAGTGCAGATGATGTTAAATCTGCGATCACTGCAATGGTGCAAATCTTCAGTAAGGGCAAGGTATCTGCGGAGGAATTAAGTGGACAATTGGGTGAAAGATTTCCAGCGGCAGTAACAAAGTTTGCTAAAGCAAATAATATTTCTACGCAAGAATTACAGAAAAATCTTAAAGATGGAACAGTAGGATTAGACATGTTAAGTAAGTTTATTACAAGCTTAGGAAAAGAATATGAACCATTAGCAAGGAAGATTGCAGAGTCAAATGAAGAGGCAGGTGCAAGAGCGCAAATTGCAATGAATAAGATGAAGATTGCAGTTGGTGGTTCGTTAAAAGAAGTTGGAGCGCAATTTCAAATTATTGGCGCAGATCTATTGGCTTCATTAGTTCCAGCACTTACTTTTGTTGGTAATATTGCGGCTAAGGTTTTTGGTGCTTTAGCTGGAACAGTTCAATTTGTTATTGATAATTTCCATGAGTTTGCATCTGTTACAGCAGTAGTTGGAGGTGCAATGGCAGCAGCAGCCATTCAAGCGTTGAAATTTAAGATTGCTCTAGTCGCATGGGATTTAAAGCTAATAATTGCACAGATTGTTAAATTTATAATTGGGCTAAAGGCTTTAACTCTTGCTCAGATCAAAGCAAATATTGCTGCATACGCTAATCCTTATGTTGCTTTAGCTGCTGGCCTTACTGCTGCTGCAATTGCTGCTCATAGATTTGCTACAGCACAAGACAGAATGATTGCAAAATTAAATGATGGTTCAGCTACTGAAGAAGATGTAAATAAAGTATTTAAGAGAAGATTAGATATTCAGAGAAAAATTACAGAACTGGAAGCCAATGATGATAGACGAGGTAAGAAAACAAGGGCTGCTAAAATTGAAAAATTAAAAGAAGAATATGCTGCATTAACTGAAGCTATTGAAGATTATAGAAAGTCTCAAAATGGAAGTACTGAAGACTTAGAGAAACTTAAAGAGAAATTTGATGCGTTACTTGGGGGTGGTGAAGGAGGAGATTCACCATTCGCTAAGTTTGCACAAGAATTAGAGAATTTTGATGAAGCACTTCAAAACGTAGCTATAAATGGATTTAAAAAATTAGAAGATACAATATTGCAATTTGTTCAAACAGGAAAACTTGCAATTAAAGACTTAGTAAGGAGTGTTATAGCTGATTTAACTCGTTTGATGATTAGACAAACAATTACTAAACCTTTGTTTGGTTTTATTTCTGGTGCTTTATTTGGTGGTGGGCCTGCTGCTTCTATTGGTAGTCAGGCAGGTAATGTATTGGGTGATGCTTTAGGAGATATGAAATTAATTAAAAGTGCAAAAGGCAATACATTTGCAAGTAATGGAATAGTTCCTTATTCCAAAGGTGGTGTTATTCGTAAGCCAACAATGTCGCTTATGGGAGAGCAGGGTGCGGAAGCGATTTTACCGCTGCAAAGAGGAAGAGGTGGAAGACTTGGGGTCGCAATGCAAGGCGGTGGCGGTGGAACAACCAATGTGAATTACACAGGGCCAACATTGAATTTTAACGGTGATGAGTATGTACCAAGATCTGCTGTGGGTGGCATTATTAATGCGGCTGCGAAACAAGGTGCTTCAATGGGGGAAACAAGAGCAATGAGATCTTTGCAAAACAATCGTTCTGCTAGAGGGAGGTTAGGAATGTAATGAGTGCTATAGCTTTAGTTACGTTCATAGAAATCTATAATCCAAAAGATGTCCCTACCAGTGGTGATATTTCAAGTGCTGTTCAATATAGATTTCAAAATAGTGAACCAAGTTCTGCTGGAATAACTGATTCAAAAGTAGGTGGTGGCGCAAAATTTAATTTTCTTTCTTTTCTTTATCAAGGTGCTACTAGGAGTAAAGATGGAGACAATCTTGAAGCAGCAATAGTTTTAGCGAACGAAAGCGAAGACAGAGAAGGATCTGGGGCTATTGGTGCAAATAAACTGTCAATGAGTTATGCAGCCGAAGCTGTAAATAGTGGGTGGAGTATCAGAGTGTCTACTTGTAAAATGACTGATTTGACTTTTAGTGCTGTAGAGACAGTTTTAGCCGTTGATACTTGGAAAATATCTTCAATGGGTTATAACAATACAACTATTGAAATTTTATTGTCTTCGTCTATAGATGCAGTTGGTGGAAATATTGGTCGTTTTTTGACAAGTAGTTTGGTTGGGAATTTGCCTATCACTGGAAGGTTAGCAACAAGGTGAAGACTGAAATGTTGTTAGGGTTGCCTTATCGTTTAGGGGCAAATCCAGATGATCATAAAGCTGCTGATTGTGTAAGTCTTTCAAGAGAAGTTTTAAAAAACTATGGAATAGAAAGTCCCGTTCCTACGAGGGATTGGTATAGACGAATGAGAAAAAAAGATTATGAGGTATTTCGTGATGAATTAAAAAAGTGGGGAACACTAACAACAACCGCTAATATTGGAGTTGTAGCTCTCTGCAAGTCAGAAAAAGGTTACGCTTTAGCTGTTTATTGGAAAGGCGGTTGGCTATCATTCGGAGACAAGACGGTTCGCTGGAACCCCATAGGAGGATTGGAGGTTATCGAACTTTATTACCCTACGAAGTAGAATTATGTGAATCTATAGGCATCAGTGATAAAGAATATTTTGAATTTTTAGATTTAATTGAGGCAAAACCTGTAGAGGCAGATATTGTTGCAGGCCCAGCAGTGTTGGCAGCTTTGCCAGCTTTTATGACAACAGGTACTGGGGCTGCTATTGCTCTTAGTTTTTGGGGGCAAGTAATTGTCAGCGTTGCGCTGGCTGCTATTTCTTATCTCCTCACACCAAAGCCAAAAGATCCAGGTCAATCACCAAGATTAACGATTGGTGGTGTTCAAGGTAGAAGTCGTTTTAATCGTACAAGTGGTTTTGATTCTCTTCAAGATTTAGCAACTTTAGGTTCATTTATACCTTTGGTATATGCAAGGCAAGGTGTAAGAGTTGCTAGTCAACTTATATGGTCGCAAATTAGAACAACTCAATATGGTGAAACTATTAATGCAATTGTTTTATTTTCTAATGGTGAAATAGGGGCTAAACCTGAATATGAATCATTAGCTTTAGGTGAAATTTTCTTATCTGATCTTGCTTCTTCAAAACAAAAAGTATATTTCTCTAGAGGGGCAAGACTTGATGGAAGATTAAAAGGTTTGTCTGATGGTCAAACTCCAACAAGTTCTGATGATCAATATCCAGAAGGCACGTCTAAAAATTCTAATAATTATGGGTGGAGATTTAACAGAGAATATGATGATAGTGATCCGTTTATGGTTAAGTATTACGAGAATAATAGGTTTAATTATAAGCCAAGTTTTAGTAGTGCAAAAACTCTTTCGACTAATACTAAATTTGGAGTTTATTCTCCAATGCCAAATGGTAATGCGTATAAAGTCCCTTGGGAATTATTATTATTAGCAAAGGATGGTGATGATGATATTAAAAGAGATTCAAGAGTTAAAATGGGAAAAATTACGCATCTATATCCTAGATATGTAGGTATTACTAATCGTGTTGAATCTCCTACTCATTCAACTGCTGGAAATGGTGTTGTATTAAGTCCTAGTCAAGTTGTTCCTGGTTCTTTATTTGTTAATTATCGTATTTTTCATGAAGTAACAGAATCAGCATGGATTGATTCATCTATTACAAAAGTTGATCCAAATAAAAGATGGAATAAGTTTTCACCTTGGGGTTCGTCTGATGCTAAAGCTGTTGCAGATACAACTAGGGAAAATGTAGATGATGCAATGGCTTTAGGAGAACAATATATGGTTGGTTCAACTCTAATGACTGTAGTAGAGGAAGATAATGGTAATAGATGGGTTCCTGGTTACAACGGATTTGATAAAGCAATAAAACTTGTAGCAGATGAGCCTGGTTATCTTGAATTTAGGAACCAAGATCAAACACGATTACCGTTCCAATCATTAATTGTTCAAAAAGTAGAACTTGCAACTTTTGCAAACACAAAAAAATGCAATATCACAGAAATAGGTCTTAAAAGTATGGTTTGGAGACAAATAAATGGTTTTCCAAATGTCAATGAAATGCCTTCGCAAGATCGTATTAGAAGTTATGAAAATAAAAATGGTTCTATTCAATTAGGTAATGTAAGTAAATATGTTAAACGTCTTAGTTTCTTTAAGGTACAAGCAAAAAGATTAAATGGAGGAGGTGGTTTTGTTGACATAAGTAATATTGTTCTTTGTGTAAAAGGATCTTCTCCTGTCGCTCAATACAATCAAATCACTATTAAACATTTACTACCTAGTGAATACGAATTTAGATTTATGCCTGTACCTGGCAATGTGGTCTTAAATTATTATTCTGGTGTAGTACATGTTCTTAATTGGTCGTCTCAGATTCGTACCGATACAAATTATGGTTTAGGCATACAAATTTCTTATCACGCTCAAGTTGAGTCTTTGCCCACGGATAAGTTGAATGGAAATCCTTTTACAAATAATCCTGAATGGGATAGAGGAGGATTAGGAGTATCTTTTGATGAAGATGGAGATCCTATTCTTCCAACTGGCCCAGTTGCTAATTTTCAACCTACATCACATGGTCAGATGCCAGTCGATGAGGATTTAGTTTGGAATGATATTTCAGGACAGTTTCTTCCTCCTAATCAGTGTACTTATTACGGAAACGGACTTAACAATGACCCTAATAAAGGTCAACCAATGTTTAGTCAACATACAAATGTATCTAATTACAATTACAAAGGAACTCCTGCTTTTGGTAATTCTTTCTTTAGTCCAAAAAAAGGAATTGCTCTTACAGCAGAACCTGAAGGGAACGGCTGGACTCGTTGGCATTTTATTTTTGGAGGCACATTAGTTCCTGTTTCTTTTTATCAAAGACATAGAGATGGTTATAAACCTTATAGAGAAAGAGATTGGTCTGATGCTTATGAAATGTATGACCATAATGGCAATGGTACAAACCAATATCATAGGTTTAAATTGGCAGTAAACCCTACCGATTGGAATGGTGGGGAAGACTGGAGATATACAAATTCAAATGGGCTAAATGTATTTGCTATTGCTGTTCAAAGATCCAATAAAATTCCAACTATAACAACAAATTATGTCACCAGAGCGACAACAGCAATAGCACCATCAACGGGTTCAGGTTTAACAGTACGTGTAATGACAAAAACTGATGGGACTAAAACTTTTAAGAGCTACCAATTAATCTCTTCAGGAAGTGGTTATAAAGATGGAGATCAAGTAACTATTAATGGTGATCCTGCTCCTACTAGAACTTTAACAATAACAATCGTTCCTCCTACAGCACCTGTTCCTGACACATCAACTCATAGTGATTGGAGAATGGATGGAGGAGATGGTACGGCTGATTTCTATACAAATTATTGGCAAACTGTTAAACATAATCCAAATAATGCAATATCTGATTATTTCTTGTTTGATGCAGAATCATCAAGCCATGAAAATGGTTCGGAGCATGAACTGACTTATGTAAATGAAATCATTCACGCAGGAAACGCAGAGAATCCTCAAATTGAATATGAAAACCTTTCGATAGCTGGTATTCGTATTGGAGCAACAAATAGTTTAAGTAGCTTTAATTCTTTTTCTGCTTTTATAAAAGAAGGAATAAAAGTAGATCGTTTAATTCCAGATCATAATTACACTTCTGGAACAGGCTATTTAACTAGAAACTCGCATGTAGCATCTACTGATAATTTTGTAGAAATAGTGCATGATTTATTAACTAACACAGCTTATGGTGCTGGAGATCTTGTTGGACATGATGGTGTAGATCGTATCAGCATGATTGAAGGAGCTAGATATTGTAGAGCTAATGGTTTCTTTTGGAACGGTATTATTGATCGAAAATTTAATATAAGAGAATTTATATTTGAATATGCAGGATATAACTTCTTAGATTTTTCTATTTTAGGTGGTCGTTTTAGTTTAAGACCAAGCTTCCCTATAAATGCAGACTATACAATTAATTTCGATGCAGGTATTGATAACAAAGGTATTGATATAAAAGCGTTATTTACTGATGGAAATATGAGAGATATAAAAGTTACTTTCTTAACTCCAGAAGAAAGAAAAATGTTTAAAGCAACTGTTATTCATAGAGATGACAAACGCAATAGCAATGGAATAGGAGGTTTTCCTGAAGATGTTGCTAGAACTTATGCTTATAACCCCACGAATTTGCCTGCATCAACTTTTATTTCACAAGCAGAACAATTACCAGAAGAAGTTTTTGATTTAAGTAATTGGTGTACAAGTGAATCACATGCAAGATTGTTCGCAGCAATAGCTTTATCAATGAGGAAAGAAGTCGATCATGGCATCGTTTTCCAGACCCCACCAAGTTCTGTGTTTGGTTTGTTCGCTGGAGATTATATTCGGGTTATTACTGAAGTAACTCATACAAGTCGTTTTAATAATGGCAGTATTGATGAAGATGGTTTGGTTATTTCAAGGTCAACAATTTCTGGATCAATTAATGCTTATGTATGGAGTCCAGGTTCTTTAGGAGGAATTGAAGAAAAAAGTTTTTCTGTTGATAGTAATGGTGCTAATTCAGCAGGTTTAAAAAATAAATTGTTTGCTCAAGTAGATACGACTTCAGAAGATAGAGTTTATAAAGTTGAATCTATTACTTATGGTGAGGATGGTTTAATTCAAGTTGCAGCGAGTCATGTTCCTTTGACTTCTGATGACAAGCTTGCAGTTTTATATAATGCAAGTCCAAGTGCTGTGAATGGCATTAGTTTTGATCAAAGGTTCCCTGAACTAAGAGGTTAATGGCTCAATTCAAACCTACAAACATAACTCCTTCGACAAGAAGTTATTCTCCTGGTGAGTATCCCCAAGTTGAGTTTGAAGCTCAAAATGGTGTAAAGACTGTTATTCGATATGGAAAACACAGGACTGGTTCTTCGTTAAGTCTAGGATTTGATAATATTTTAGATTCAGATGCTGCTGCAATTTTGAAAAATTATGAAGATATAAATTCAATTTGGGATGAAGTTAGTTTTACTGGAACGAATGTGATTAACGGTGCAGACATTT